ACTTCTAAGAATGGTCTAACATCTGAAGTATTAATAACTTTTTTAAATATTCTAGTAAAACCATTCGTTACTATTTCTCTTTTAGTTAGAGTATAATTAATTAACGTACCGTTTGAGTTAAAATTTGGTATTATAAGCCTATTTGGAATACCTCCTATATTAAAAGGACTTGAAAAATCTACGTCGTATAAATTTTCAAATACTTTACCAGCACCACTTACTTGTGAACCAGCCAATATTAAAGGACAATATGAAATATTAAAGGTATCCCCAATAACTGGAACAGTAATACTATAGTCTACAATAGACACTGATGGTCTTTTTCCTGGTATTTTTAAACCAAATGTTCTTGCCATTGATAATACCGATTTTCTTTCTTGAGCATAATCAATTTGTGTCTCTTGAAACATTCTATCTGTATTAAACGATAACATATCTCCAACAGCAGCATTTAATTCTAATAACATCATACCAACAGACGCATCATTAAAATCATTAAAAATATCTGGATAGTATTGTCTAGCCATATCCACTAGACCACTTCTTATATTTGAAAAATTTCTATAACCGTAATTTATTCCTTGATTGGCCATTTTATAAATTTATTTGTATTATCTCAGACAATTCAAATACATTATCTGTTATTGTATATTCTATTGTAACTAAAACCGCATATTCACTTAATGGGGATGGTTCTACCTCCAAATTATCTATATTAACTTGTGGTAAATATCTTTTGACCACTGTATCTATTTCTTCTCTTACTTCAGAAAAAGTTAATTCATCATATGGTTCATAGATATATTCTAATAATCTTGTACCAAATTCTGGATTATAAAGTCTTTGCCCTTTTCTAGTCAATAATAAGTGTAATAAATCAGCTTTTATTGCTTTAGCATCTCTTTCTGTTAAATCTAAGAAAAACCCCTTAGGACTGTTCTTGAAGGGGTAGTTTATATTTATAAATTTTCCGTTAGCCATAAATGTTGTTTATTTCATAAATATTATAGTATTTAGTTTTTATAAGTAAATATATGAAATAAAAAAAGGAGCCATTTAAGCTCCTGTTTTTCTTTGTTTATTTTTTAATTATGTTGAACAACCAAAACATTCAAATTGACTATCAGTTGGTGTTTCAACTTGTTTTTGTTTTGTCATATCAATTGCCAAGTGTTTAGATTTCATATCTACTGGTTGGCTTCTTAAATAGTATTGTCCAGTTTTAAGCCCTAACTTCCAACCCAACATATGTGATGTTGTTAATTTACCAACAGTTGGTGTTTGGAAAAATATGTTAAGACTTTGTGATTGGTCAATAAATGGTCCTCTTTCTGCTGACATTTCAATAAGTGATTTTTGTGAAATCTCCCAAACTGTTTTGTAAACGTCTTTTAACTCTTGACTAATAACTGGAATGTTTTGAACACTACCTTCGTTCTTTATCAATTCTTGTAGAATCTCTCTATTCCATAAACCTTCAGATTCTAAATCTCTAACTAAATGTTTATTTACCATTGCGAATTCACCACCAGTTACTCTACGAACATATAAATTAGATGTAAATGGTTCAAAAGCTTCATTAGAACCTATAACTCTAGCTGAACTCGCTGTTGGTGGACATGTTGTTACCAAAGAGTTTCTAACACCGTATTTTTTAATATCTTTGCGTAATTGTTTCCAATCATACATTCCAGATAAATCTTCTTCTTTAACACCCCACATTTCCCATTGGAAAATACCTTGTGAGATTGGTGAACCTTCATAACCATCATAAGTTATTCCAGATTCTTTTGCTAAATCACATGATTGTCTTAATGCATTAAAATAAATTGTTTCAAAAATATTTTTATTAATCTTTCTAGCCTCATCTGAAACGAATGGTAATTTTAACATAGCATAAACATCAGCTAAACCTTGAATACCAATACCTAAAGCTCTTTGTTCTAAGCCACCTTTTCTACCTTCTGGTGTTGAATATTCATTAACTTCAACGGCTATATTTAGAGATTTTGTAATAGAACGAGCAACTCTACCTAATTCATTAAAGTCATACGTATCACCAATAACATATTTTTGAACTGGGATACTAGTTAATGTACAAATTGCAGTTGTCTTAGCGTCAGTTGATTCCATAATCTCGGCACACAAATTACTAGAATGTATAACACCCATATTTTTTTGGTTTGACTTATTATTTGCATGGTCTTTAAAACACATATAAGGCATACCTGTCTCTATTTGTGATTCAATAATTTTTAACCATAAGTCATGTGCTTTTATTTTGGTGCCTAAGCCCATCTCTACGGCCTTATTATACTCTTCTTCGAACTCAGTACCATAAATCTCATAAAATGGCTTTAAACCAGCTTGAATTACGTCGTGAGGACAAAACAAATACCAATCACCATTTGATTCAACAGCTCTCATGAAATTATCAGATATCCAAAAAGCTGAAAATAAATCACGAGCTCTAAGTGTTTCATCACCTGTTTTCTTTCTAATATCCAAAACATCAAAAACATCTTTGTGCCATGGTTCAATATATACCGCACAAGACCCAGGTCTCTTACCTCTTTGATTCCAAAATCTAAGTGTTTCGTTTACAACTTTAAGGTATTTTAAAATACCACCAGCTTTTCCGTTAGAGTTACCAACGTTACTTTCTCTAGAACGAATATTTGAGATAGCTAATCCAATACCTTCTGCTTTTGAAGATGAAATAGCTATTCTACCTAAAATGTCCAATAACCCTTCGGTTGAATCGTCTGGAACAATAGATAAATTACAAGAAGCTATTTGTCCAATGTTAGTACCAATATTCATTTTTATTGGTGTTGCTGGGCTTTCCATTTGAAAACTTAAATCGTTGTATTTCTCGATAAAATCTTCTGGTGTATTTGTTACCATTAGAGCAACTCTAACATACATTTGTTGTGGTCTTTCAACTATCGTACCATCTTTTAACTTCAAAAGATAAATATCTTTCAAAGAACTCCATCCAAAATAATCAAAATGAAAATCTCTTTTATAGTCAATAGCTGACTCAATCATTTCAATGTTTTCTTTTACTCTATTATAGTAAAAATTATTTAGTAACCCAGCGTTATATAATTTTTTAGTTGCTTTCATAAAAGAATCTTCCGTTTCTTTATGAAGTTTTGTTATAGCAATATTAGCCGCTAATTTTGAATAATCTGGATGGTTCATCGCTAATGATTCAGAAACCACTGATATTAAATCATCTAATTCGTTGGTGGTCATATTATCAGCAATTCCTTGAGTTACTTTGATAAACAATTCATCCGCATTTACTTTTAAACCCTCAGATTGTTTCTTAATTCTCATTAAGATTTTATTAGGATTAAAATCAATTTTACTACCGTTTCTTTTTATTACCTGCATTTTATTTATTAATTAAATTTCTTCATCAAATGATATCGGACCACTTAAGTCGGCCGATTTATATTCTGTTGAGCGACCCTCAAAAAAGTTTTGTTTTGTTTTTAAAGCAATTTGGTTCATGAACTCAAACGGATTTTTTGAATTAAATTCTTTTTCACAACCCATTTGACTTAGTAAACCATCAACAACAAATTCTAAATATTGCTTCATCAAATCAGCGTTCATACCTATAAGACTTACTGGTAAAGATTCAGTAATGAACTCTTTCTCTATTTCCAAAGCAGATAAAAATATCTCTCTTATTCTAGCTTCGCTTGGTTTTTCAATAATGTGGTTGTTTAATAAATGAATAGCAAAATCAGCATGCATTGATTCGTCTCTAGATATAAAAACATTTGAGTCACACAACCCAGGCATTAAACCTCTAGATTTAAGATAAAAAATACTACAAAATGAACCAGAAAAGAAAATACCTTCCACCGCCACAAACGCTATAAGTCTATCAACAAAAGAATCAGACTCAATCCAATCCAAAGCCCATTCTGCTTTCTTTTTAACTGGTGGCATGTATTCGATAGCGTTAAAACATTCTTGTCTTTCTTTAGTATCTTTAATATACGTATCGATAAGCAATGAATACATTTGGCTGTGAATGTTTTCCATCATGATTTGAAAACCATAAAAGAACTTAGCTTCGGTATATTGTACTTCATTTAGAAAATTGATTGCTAGGTTTTCATTTACTATACCATCAGAAGCCGCGAAAAACGCTAATATATTTTTTATGAAATATCTTTCATTATCAGTTAATTTAGTTTCCCAGTGGGAAATATCTTTTGATAAATCAATTTCTTCTACCGTCCACATGGCCGCTTTTTGATTCAAATAATGCTCCCAAAGGTCTTGGTGTTCTATTGGAAATAAAACAAATCTGTTTGGATTGTTAATTAAGATTGGTTCGTTCATTTTTTATTTATTTATTTATTATTCTTTGTTTTCATCTACTAGAGCGTCTATTAGATTTTGTTTAGTTAATATGTTGTTTCTGGTTTGTGATGCTTCTAACGCTGCTCTAACTCTATTTTGTTCATTATTTTTTTTATCTTCTTTTTGTTCAGAATAACTTCTAGGACCTGAACTATCACCCATATCTATCTGAATTCTAGCGTTGTCAAATGTTATATCTGTAAAAGTAATACCATCTCTACCAAATCTAGATTTAAGTACAGCCATGTTTGCTGTACCTGCTTCTTTTTGGTCTAAGCTTTTTGCTATAGACACAATAAAGTGACCTATTTGACCTTTTTTAATTGAACCACCCATTTGGTCAGCTTCAACATAATCAGACTTTATAGAGCTTCTATTACCTTGTACGGCTGTCCATCCAGCAATTTCAAATTCAGATAAAAGCGTTTCGTATTGACGCATAACACTACCCTCTCCAGCATTTATATCTGTAAACTTTTTTGATGGTTCAACACAATCAATATAGTCTAATAAAACAACATCTGGTTTAAACCCTTGTGCTATTAGTTTTCTGATGTATGCTCTAATAATTGGTATTGTTGTACCGTCACTAGAAAACTTTTTAAGTTTTAGTTGTCCCTTTTTGGTTTTTAAACCTTCAACAACAGCTCTTATTTCTTCTTTATGTGCTGATAA